CTGGGCTTGATATTAGCCGCGATCCAACTCTCCAGCGCTTCTTTTCCTTGTGTCGTAAAAATGCGCTCAGCCTCAAGAGCATTTTCCGCGATAAACTTTTGCCTGTTTGGGGGTTTCACTTCGATCGTCACGTGCGATCCGCCATTGGGGTTCTCCAGCGAATAGATCTTCGTCTTGCCCTTCATCACATCGCCGCAATATCCGCCCACGCAATTTTGCATGGTTTTGCCCTCGGCGGTCAGAAGCTTCCCGACACGCTCTTTTGCTACGTCAGCGGCTTCTCCGGGCTTCGGACCCAATTCGACCCACTTGAACCCAGTGTCATATTGCTTGTGGGGGTTGGCGGTCGCCCTGACCTTGGCTTCCTCTGCTGTGACGTCAATCATCTTCTTGTGTGAACGCCGCATGGCCTCTTCCACAGAAACCTTGTTCAGCTGATCGGGGCGAATTCGTCCGGCAATGACATCATCATTGAGATCTTTTGCCATCTTCGACAAAATGTCACTGTGGAGTCCTTCAAACTCTTCAATCTGGGCGATCGGGACATTTGGATCAGTCTTGGTCAGCCAAGGGTTATTCTCCATTGCCTTAGGCGATTGCGCGTATTTTCCAGCTGGCCTGACCGTCATTGATTGGTCAACAGCGTTTTCCCACCATGCGCCTGCGGGGGTAGTCGCGACCCCCTCTTTCGGGAACCCTGCGATCACTCGGGCGTTTTCGGTCGCTGGAAACAGTCTTGGCCTCGTCTCCATGTTCAACATTTCCATGTCATTGCCGATATTCTGGTCGGCAAGCTTGCGAATGATATCGTCTTCCGTACCCATCTGGTTCTTGACATACTTTTGCACGGTATTGTCGACCCAATCATTCATTGCTGGGTTCCAAGGGCCATGATTGCGTGGGTTGAACTTCACATATGCCGCTTGAAGCTCGGGATCTGTTGTCATCTTCGGTACGGGACTTGGCGTGTCATAGTCCCTTCTCTGCAGCCATTGAGCGTTCTTGGCCTTGATGATACCCGCTGGCATGATCGAACCCGCCCGGTCGAACGCTTGTTCGGTCAGCACATTGAATGCGTCAACATCGGTGACCCTCATTGGGTCCTTCGGATCAGCGAATGCTCTCTTAGTCAACTTGTCAGTTTCCGCAAGCCTTTCTCCGGCCTTCCGGTTGATCTCGTTGACCATTCCAACGGGGTCATTCCACCATCCGGTGGCTTGATCTTTGATAGCGCCACCCGCAGCCTCAAGCTTGCGCTTCATCCAGTCGGCCATGTGCCTTCCGGAAGGTAGCGAGACGTCCCAGGAGCCTTCTGCGCTGCTCATGCGGCCATCCATCCAAGTGCGGTGGGTTGTTGGTGACCCGCATAAACCCTTCGTGGGGCTGCTTCGGCGTCTTCCTTGCCCTTCTTGGCCTTGAGAATATTCGGGAACAGGAACGTGACCGCCCAGACAACTGCGTCAGCCCTGTTGGGGGATCCTTCACCCACGAAACCTGCCGTTGTAAACCCGCAGAGTTCTTCTTCGAGTTCTCTCATATATCCAACGTGCCTCACCTTGGCCGCTTCATATAGCGCGGATACCGGCTCGGCCCTTATGGTCTTTCCTCTGGTCGCTGTGACCTTCCGGAAAGTCATTCCGTGCCCTGCGGTTTTCAGTACGAACCGTACCATTTCCCCGCCGTAATTCGTCTCGGCCACCACAGCATCCGCTTCATGTCTTTCATATGCATTGGCGACTATCCGACCCCATGTTGCGGGTCCAGCCTTGACCGTCAGGTCTTCCAGAATATAGCAATTGCCGTCCGTACCCAATCCGGCGACGCATATCCCGATTGCGTCATTGCTCGTATTGTCCTTATCCCCTGCTCCTGAGGGGTCAACGGCCACCACAATACGTACCATGTCTGGCACTGAACCGTCAAGAACTCGCCAGAGTTCAAAATTCTCATCCGTGAACAGGCTGTCTTGGGTCGCGTCGGCATATTCGCCCAGCAGGAAGCGCTTCCGGAGCCTTGCTGGTAGTGCCGTGAGGGTGCTCAGATATGATTCACTGAGGTTTTCAGTGTTGTCTTCCGGATTCATCTTGAACGAGACATAATCGTCCGGGTTCGGAAGGGGTTTCTTGCTGTCCGGATCGATCTTCTGGATGAACAAGCGGTATGTCCAGTGCAGTTTGGATGTCGGGTTCAGGTCCACGAACATCCTTGGGATCAAGTCCCGCCCGTCTTCCATGGTCGCCTTTTGTGCCAGACGGGTCATCACAATATCTCTGGAGCTTTGCGGGATCTGGCTTGCCTCATTCAGGTATATTGTCGCGTATTCCGCGCCCAGGATTCGTTCGGCTCTTTCCTTGTCGTCCAGCCCTCCGAACCATATTTCGGACCCATTCGGTAGTTCCGCGAACCAATCCGTCTTGCTGATGTTGTACGGAACCCCCGGAAAGCATATTTCCATCACCTTCGGGAACGTATCCAGTACAATCGTTGTCTTGATGTGGTTGAACCGGAACCGCAAAATTGCGTGGCGTGAGTTTGGAGCCTTCAACGCCCTCATCACGACCGCTCTCACCAACAGGAACGTCTTTCCGGACCGGCTCCCACCCATCAGCAAAGCGTGTGTGGCACTTCCGGAGATAATCTCCATTGCCTCCGCCTGCTTCGTGGTGAGCTTAAATGTTGACATCGTGTGGTGAAGCCATATTGATTTGGATGGCTACCTGTGGGGCGGCGTTCGTCTGCTCGTTCGTCTTGTAGATTCCAACCGCGTTCCCACGTGAGATTTCCGCCGCAAGAGCAGTCTTCAATTGTCCGCTACTCTTCGCCAAATCTCGGATGTCCGCCAGTTCCCCCAGATGGGAGGCCAAGCTGATCAACTCGCTGTCCTTGACGGTATGAACCAGATCGCGAACCCTGAACGCCACTTGGGGCTTCATGAGAAGCATGTTTCCCTTGGCAATCGGGAATGGTTCGTCTCCACCAAACGTCATCGCGTACGCGCTTCGTACGTTGCCGCCTGACTCCACGATCGCGAGAGCAAACGTATCTTCCTCAATCGTACAGGGAGGGTAATCTAAGACGTTCTCCTCCGCCGCAACCGGGAGAATATGCTTGAGGGTATTTTCGACACGCATGCGCTATCATATCACAGGCTGAGACGTCCGTCAACCCCCATTCATATATGATTCACCACTTTCAGGAACATGGAGAGGGTTTTTTGTTCCGGGAGAAAAGAGGGTTGGACGGCGCGACGTATACCATGGGGGGTGGGCCGCACTTTCAGGAACACGGAGAGTGTTTTTAGGGTAGAAAGACGTGTGACAGGGACGGGGGATTTTTTCGAGAAGGCCCTAGGCCCCCCATTAGCGGCCACGCCCCAGTTAGCGCCCACTTCGCTCTAAGGTTAGTTAGCACTAACTGGGGGGCTAAGGGGCGTGGACCATGGGTTAGTGAGCGCTAACTATGAAGGGGCGTTTGTGAGCGCTAATTGGGGGGCCTAGGGTCCTGCCGCCCTGCCCATGGGTTAGTGAGCGCTAACTGGGGCGATTAGAGGCAAGCCTCGTGCCAAGTGCCGAGGTCAGAGGAGGCCCGTCCTTGGCCTCGAGATACCCTAAGATAGGGGGATTAGCCGTCCACCACCGTCTGTGGAAGGGGGATACCCCCCTCCTACCCCTCTACCCCCACTCCCCCCTCCTCCTATCTATCCCCGTACGGCTACGGCGCTGGGGGTTCTTTACCGACCCGTTACTTTTTTTTAAAAAACCAGAGGGGGATAGAGGGGGATGGAGGGTCGACCGGAGGAGCACGAGGAGGGGGGGTTAGAGCAGGGAGGAGCGCGTCCAGAAGACTGAACGGTCGCGCTCTGCACTCAGTCGTCTGCGTCGTGACCCGCTCGGTCGGTTCGCGCCTCACTCGTCTCGGTTCTAGTCACTTCGGTCTCAGTCGCTACCACAACGGCTACGTCACAACTTAAACTGGTCAGTCGCGACTCATTCGTCTGCGTCGTATACTGGTCAAGTCCGAGCCTCTTCCTTGGCCTCGAGATATCCCAAGCTACCTACATACCGGACGTATCGCTTGAGGCCCGAGGAGATACCACGGAAGCCTGCACTATTTTGGTGCATCACGCATCACAACGGTGCAACGTGCACCACCTTGGGGTGGCACGAGTCTTGCCTTGGGGGTGACAAGGCTTGTCATATGACAAGGCTGGACAGTACAAAACGTGTCATACAGCAAGTCCCGTGCCAACCTTCTGTTACACCTTGTCACACTCTCAAGCTGGCACGGCTCTTGCCTTTAACCGCTCGTCGGCTTGGAGATACCGCTCGTCGGCTCAACTTGGCACGCGTCTTGCCTATGCCCAAGTTGGCACCGGTCTTGCGTCTTTCTACGTGTGCGCTTTTGCACGATTACCGGAGATCCCAAATGGCCAAATCAGCTAACACCACCCCCCGCGCCCCCCGCATGTCGAAGAAGGCACGCGATGAGGCAGCGGCTACCCTAGTAGCCAAGCAGACCGCAGATGCCCTCGCAGCCGTCTCCCTGCCGTCTCCTGAGCAGGTCGAGGCCGAGGCAGCAGCCTGCGCAGCCGAGGAGGCCGCTAATCTCGCACGTGAGGCCGAGGAGATGGCGGCAGAGGCGGCAGCGAAGCCCACGGAAGGCTATGACGGCCCGATGCTCATCCTGCGGCAGCGCGCAAAGGCAGGTAAGTACCAGAAGGCGGCTAACGGCCAGCTTTGCTGCTCCGACACGGTGGCCTTGAAGCTCGGCACCCTGCCCCCGGAAGGCGTGATCGCTGCCTGCATGATCGCTCTTGACATCACCGTTAACCCCTACCTGCACCTGAACATCGGCCAGCAGTCCATGAATCTGCGCAACAAGCTGCGCCACGCGCTGAAGAATGGCGTCTTCGGGTTTGGCGTCCTGAGCGAGGCCGTTGACGACGTGCAAGCATCGATCGACAGCGCCAAGTAAGCAGGGCGGCAGCTGGAGCGGCTCCCTTGGGGCTGCTCTGGCGGCAATCTTGCCGTATTAGGAGCGAACCATGACGATTACCCTCAAACCCGGATCACGCGAGTTACTCGCCCAAGCCGAAGCCCTGCTTGCCACGATTGGCCTGACGCCAGTCAAAGCAGCCAGCCTCGCCATGGCTGTAACCATCGTCGATGAGGTCAACGACCCCGATATCTGGGACAAGCCGCCAACGTGGGACGAATACTGCAGCGCGGCCTTGGACGATGCTTATGACGCATACTGCGACAATCTGGCCAACGCTGGCGAATTCTTTAACGACGACGAGGAGTGAACCATGACACGTGAACACAACCCCCACACGCTGGCTGCTGCAGCCAAGGACGTCCTGAAGACCCTTGGAGATGGCGATACCGACATGGCCTTCTGCAATGAGGTGCAGCTGGAGCTTGAACTGATCGAGCAGGGCTACATGGACATGAATGAGTCGATTCTGGAGATCGACCGCTGGGATGACCCGCGATTCCTGAGCATTACCATCGACCGGCTGACCATCCCTTCCATCGTGATCAACGTCGATACCGGCGAAGTTACCTACGACCAACTTGAGGATTGAACCATGTACTACGAAATCAACGTGAGCAAAATGACGCCCAGCGTCAGCCGCCCCTATTACAAGCACTTCTTCGCGACAGCCGAGCGAAGCATCACAACGCTGGCCGACATGCAACAGGTCTATGCCGCGCTCAAGGCAGCGTTCCCCCAGCCCGAATACCTGCTGACGGTATCCCGCTATGAAACCAGCGGCTACGTCATCGACATGGAGAAGCTCTAATCATGGCTAAACTGACCATCGCCCAGCATGTGGCCAAAATGACGGATGTCGTCGGCCCGGCTTACGCTCCCATCGTCGGACTGATCTGCTTCAT